ACATCACAGAATCAGCCATTACCCTGCGTGATACATTTGGCATGGACATCCAGGAGCAGATCCGGGCAGTTGATGTTATGACCAAAACTATGGGTGTAAATGCAGCACAGGCGTTTGATTTGATTGCCACAGGTGCCCAGAACGGACTTGACCGATCGGGTGAGCTTGTGGATAACCTGACAGAATATGGTTCATTGTGGGGTCAGGCAGGTTTTTCAGCGTCCGAAGCATTCAGCATAATGGAAAACGGATTGAATGCAGGTGCATATAACCTGGATAAAGTCAATGATTTTGTAAAAGAATTTGGAATTTCACTTTCTGACGGACGTATAGAAGAAAACATCAATTCTTTTTCAAAGGGTACACAGGATTTATTTGAGAAATGGAAAAATGGAGAGGCATCCACCTCAGATGTATTTTACTCGATTATTGGTGATCTGGAAAAAATGACCAATAAGCAGGAGGCACTTACCCTGGCATCAAATATATGGTCTGCCCTTGGTGAAGATAATGCCATGCAGGTTCTGACTGCGCTTAATGATACAAATGAAGGCTATGAAAATGTTCTTGGAACAATGGAAAAGCTGAAAGAAGTAAAATATAGCGATCTGGAATCAGCTATTCAGAACCTTGGAAGTGCTGTACAGGAAAATATGGTTACGCCAATAGCGGATAAGGCACTCCCTCTAATTACGGATGTAATTAATGCGACTGCAAACGGATTGGAAAACATCATGGATCCACCCAAAACCCAGGTGCAGGAGTTCATTGATGGGATTGAAGAATCCAATGAAAAAGTACAGGAGCTTCTTGAAAGCGCCCAAAACACAATGCAGGGCGCAAAAAACGATGTTGCAGATCTTGAGGCTTATCGGGAAACAATCCTGTCATTGAATGATGTTGAAGAAAAAAATGAATTTCAAAAATACCAGATGAGAACAGCCGTAGACGAATTAAGTGGAAGCATTCCAGAACTGGCAGCTGCTTTTGATAAAGAAAGTGGAAGCATTCAGCTGACAAGCAAAGAAATAGATAATCTGATCAAAAGCCATGAAAATCTGTTATTGCTGCAGGCAGCAGAAAGTGCAAAAAAGGAAAGCTATGAAGCTATGTTTACTGCACAGCTTAACCAGAAAAAAGCAGAAAACGCCTTAACAGAAGCCCAAAAAGAATTAACAGCCGCCCAAGAAAAAAACAGCAAATCATTGGACTATTTAAACGGTGGATATGGAAAATACTATAGGGAAGTTCTGGATGCACAGATTGCAGTAGATGATGCGACAGAAGCACAGGATGAATCAAATAAAGCCTATGCTGAAGCTAAGAAACAATATGAATCCACCGAAAAGGCAGTAAGTGAAACTACAAAAGAAATGGAAAACCTGCAGAAAGCTCAGGGAGAGTTATCTGACAGCGCCGAAGATGCTGGTGATGCAGAAACCCAATTTTCTGATGCGGCAAAAGACACGGCAGCTGCTTTATCAGATAGCACAGAAGCTATTAGCGTCCAGAAAAGCGCCCTGCAAAGCGTCAGGGATGAATATACAGAGGCGGTTGAATCTATCAAAACATCCCTACAGGACAAAATCAATCCTTTTGAAATTTTCGATACCTCCGACAAAGGAGAGGACGTCACGGTTGAAAAAATGACCGAAAACCTCAATTCCCAGATTGAAGCTTTCCAGAATTACCAACAGAACCTGGAAGCTGTAAAAGATCATGTGGGAAAAGAAATTTCTCCGGAGTTTATGCAGTATCTGGAAAACATGGGAATGGAGGGTGCCAACACCCTGGAGCATATCCTGAAAACCTATGCGGATGATGAACCGGAAAAAGTCAAGGAATTAAATGATAAATGGATGCAGGCCATGGACCAGACGGAAAGCATTGCCAAGGTATCAGCGGCAAATCAGCTGGCGCTGAAAATGGGGCTGAAAGAAATGAGTTCCACTGATGCCGATTTCTCCGATTTACGGGCATCCATCGACAAGGCGGTCTCTTCTGCCACCGAAGGCTGGAAGTCTCTTCCACAGGCTACAGAGGACGCCTTAAATCAGGCAATTGATACCGCCCAAGAACTTGGTATCCAGATCCCGGAAGGATTGGCAGAAGGGATAGCAAGCGGAGAAACAAGCCCGGAATCAGCTATGGAGCAGATCCAGGCGGCGCTTGAGGGCAGATGCAAAGGCTTACTTGAAGTGGCTAACCAGGCAGGTATACAGGTACCTGATGAGATCAAAACCGGGATTGAGGCAGGCGGACAAAAGGCAGTTGAGGCATACAATGCCCTGATCGCTCTCTTAGCAGAAAAAGAGGGGGACGCAGAAGAAGCTGGAAAGTCAGCCGGAGAAGCCCAGTCAAGCGGATACACGGCAGGCGTGAAAGACGGCCAGTCTGACACAGAAAAAGCATCCTCTGATGTGGCACAGGCCGGAGCAGATGCGGCAAAAGAAAAGGATTCGGAGTATGAGAGCGCCGGAACCGATGCGGCGAAAAGTTATGCATCCGGTATCTCATCCGGAAAGAGTGCAGCAACCCAAGAAGCCGCTTCCATGGCAGGACAAGCCAGATCAGCGGCAGCAACCTACGAAAATTCTTTTTATACAGCTGGATACAACGCTTCATCAGGATTTGCAGAAGGTATCAGACGGGGAAAATCCCAGGCTATTAATGCGGCATCTCAGATGGCAGCAGAATCATTAAAGGCCGCCAAAGATGCAATTGCAGTCAAATCCCCGTCACGTAAATTCCGGGACGAAGTAGGTAAACAGGTTGGTGCAGGTTTCGGACTTGGAATCAAAGACAGTACAGGACTTGCGGTGTCTGCATCCGCTTCCATGTCTAATCAGGTTTACAAAAAAGCAGCTGCCTGGCTGAAAAACTACCGAAAAGACCACACTACTACCGTTGAGGAAGAAAAGTGGTTCTGGCAGCAGATCCAACAACAGGTAAAAGCCGGAAACAGTGCATATAAAAAGGCAACTGCGGAAATCACAAAACTTGACAGCAGTTCTACGATTACGGATGCACTTGCAAAAAAGATCAATAATAACTTTGGCGTTTCTGGATCCAAGACAACCGGATCTGGAAAAAACAAAAAGAGCACTCCAAAGGCAGCATCTGAATACCGGGATGATGTGATTCAGGCAGCGGAAAAGACCCTGAATAAGTACAAGACCTTACACGCTACCACGGAAGAGCAGGAAATTGCTTTCTGGACAGCGGTACGCTCCAATCTGCAAAAGGGATCCAAAGGATATACGCAGGCTTATTACGATATCACAGAAAAGATACAGAATCTGAACGCAAAACGCCAAGAAGCTTACGAAAAGGACGCTGAGACAGAAGAAAAAGCAGCTGCGGAAGCGGCAAAGACCAGAGCATCTGTACAGGACAAGATCCTGTCATCCTATAAGACATATTTTAAGGTGTCAGCAAAAGCCGAAGTGGATTACTGGGATACTGCAAGACAGCAGTTCCAGGAGGGCACAGATGAGCGGATTGAAGCTGATCAGAAGTATTATGAAGCTAAAGAAGACTACGAAGAACAAAAACTGGAACTGGAAAAGGATTATGCTGACCAGAGTAAAGAAATTGCAAAGGATCTTGCAGATAAAGAAAAAGAACTCCAGGACAACCTGACCAGCACCTTGCAGAACCGGAAAAAAGAAATCCTGTCCTCTATGAGTGGATTTGACGCATGGGACGCAGAAGGCTATGTTGCCGACACCATGCTGTACAACTTGAAAACCCAGGTGGAAGGACTGAAACTGTGGGAAAACCAGCTTGCAGAACTTGGAAAGAAAGGCCTCTCAGCGGACATCATGAAAGAACTTCAGGAGATGGGGCCGGAGGCAGCGGCCAATATCTACACCCTGAACCAGATGACCGCCGAACAGCTGGATGAGTTCAACAAGCTCTGGACGGAAAAGAATGAACTGGCAGACAAACAGGCCAGAGAAGAAAATCAAGATCTGATCAAACAGACACATGATGACCTGGCAACACTGCGAAAAGACACCAATGACCAGCTGACCAAGCTGAAAGCAGATTACAACACTGCCATCGCAGACCTTGAGCAGGGTCTGTCAGATGGCCTGAAAGGTCTTGTAGATCAAGCTGGAAGCATTGGAGAAGAGATGGTTGCCGCGCTGGTGGCAAAACTGCAGCAGGCAGGCTCTGCGGCTCAGACAGCAGGGATTCAGGCAGGGAGCCAGACAGGACAAGCTGAAGAACCGACGCAAGAAGCTGTAGAGAACACTCAAGATCTGGAAGCAATTGAAAAAGCCCAGGTCCTTACAGTGATTGCTTCCGGAAAAACACACAATAAAGCAGTGTCAGCCGCTGAAAAGAAAAAACACTCTGATCTGTGGGCTTACATTGTCAAGAAGTATGGTAAAAGTGTCAATATAGCAGCCACAAAACAGCTTGCGGATATTCTGGGTGTTGAAGCTAATGCGAAACCTTCAACGGCACAGTTAAAGGAGATTCTGGGCGTTATGAAAAAGAAAGGCTATTCTTCCGGAACAAGACGGATTCTGGAGGATCAGCTTGCATGGCTGTCGGAAGGCGGCTCACAGGAATACGTGCTCAGAAAATCTGACGGAGCAATCATGCAGAATATGCTCCGGGGCGACAAGGTAATTAATCCGGCAGCGTCCGAAAATCTGTATAATTTTGCCAACAATCCAGATGCTTTTCTCTCTGCCAGGGCAGGGATTGCAAAACTCAACAGCTTATCTGCAAGTAATCCACAACAGGCGGTTATTAGTGTGGATAACAGGGAAGTTTCAGCAGCAATCAACCACCTGACAGATCGGATGGAAGACATGACGGAGCAGATCACCAACCTGCAGGTGCTTATGGATGGCGATGCTGTGGTTGGAGCACTGGCACCCAAAATGAGCAGGGAACTTGCCACTCAATCAACACGTAGTTCGAGAGGAACAATCAAATGAAAATTAATGGATGGGACATTGCAGAAGCCCAGGCGAAACAGTGGAACGTAACCCTGGGACATGTGTCAGTATCAAATAACAGTACATGGGTACGGGGAGCAGCTGCCCCCGTACTGCTTCCTAATGCTATCGGCTTTAAAAGCTTAAAAGTCACGCTCCTGGTAAAAGGTAACGGAAGAGAGGAAATTATAAAAAATCGTTCCACGATCCTGTCTAAGTGCCTAGAACCACTCAAGATCCAGCTTGACGGGTACAGCCATCTTTTCCGCGGCATCCTGACCAAGCTGACACCGACAGAATACGGAACCAAAAAAAAATTCCATACCCTCGTGTTAGAGCTTAATTGCTACGAATACGAGGCTCAGGCAGACGGATCACAGTTTTCCGGATCTGCTTCTGGAAGTACAGACCTGATTATCAACAATCAAGGCAACCTGGCCACACCGGCAACGGTGCTGATCACGCCGCAGATCGGCCTTGCATCACTGAAACTGTTCGGCATTGTGAGAGACCCTAACACCGGGAAAGACCTTCCAGTAACAGTGAAAAATCTCACAACAGGAAAAATCATCACCATTGATGGAGAAACCGGGCTAATGACAGAGGATGGACAGCTAAAATCCGGGGACATAGAAACCTATGGACTGCCCTCATTGGCTCCGGGGACCAACACAATCACGCTGGACAGCCAGCACGTAGACATCACCGTAAAATACTATCCAAGGTATATGTAGGAGGAGAAAAAACATGAAAATGACATTAAAAGAAGCAAACGAAAGATACATTGCGCTGTCAAAAATGGCAGAGCGTACATTTCCGGCAAAGCTGGGTTTTGCCATTGCGTCCAACATCGACACCCTTGGAAGAGAGTTTGACCGGATCGAGCAGGAAAGAGTGAAACTTTGCAAGCTGTATGCAGAAAAAGATGAAAACGGAAAGCCTAAAATGCTGGAATCTGTTGTGAACGGACGTCCCACAAAAAACTATGATATCTCTGACCAGAATGTCACATTGCTGTCAAAAGACCTGGAAGATCTGATGGAAACAGAGGTTGATGTGGAAATCAGAACTGTGGAGGAAAACATCATTGAAAAATGTGAAAACGGACCAAAATACAGCGTGCCGTCTGTAAGGGAGATCCGTGCATTGACCTTTATGATCGAATAATGAGGAGGTTGCCTCATGCTGAAAATATATGATAAAAACCATAATCCGGTTGGGCATATCAGCGAGTATACAGATCTTAAAATTGAGAGCGATGTCACCACAGGTGACAGGATGCTCTCTTTTTCATATCTTGGAAGCTTGACAATTGACACAGAATTTTATGTCCAGGATCAAAAAGATGAGTATGTGATAAAAGAGAAGACATGCTCGACAGATGGAAACACAGAATACGTGGCTGCGCTGAACCTGGAAGAACTGGAAGCCAAGCCCTGGAATACATTTTCTGTGAAAGATTCCACCATTAAAGAGGCGGCGCAGCTTGCCCTTGCAGGGACAGGGTGGACAGTAGGAGAATCCACTGTTACCAAAAAGCGCAACGCAGGAATGATGCGGTTGTCCTCCCTGGGAGTTATCCAGAAACTGTGCACAGCGTTTATGTGCGAGTGCGTGTACGACACAAAAAACAAGACGGTTTCATTCTATGAGCAGGCCGGAGAAGATAAGGGAGTGTACTTTACACACTCCCTGAACCTGAAAAAGATGACCAGAAAAGATTCCAGTTATGACTATTATACTAGGATCATCCCTGTTGGAGAAAACGGAATTACTATCGAAGATGTAAATGACGGAAAGAACTATCTGGAAAATTTCCAGTATTCCAGCAAAATCCGCACGTATATCTGGGTGAATGAATCCTATACGTCCAAACAGGCACTGAAAGACGATGCAGAAAAGAAGCTGGCAGACATGTCAAAGCCTCTGGTGTCATACAGTGCTGATGTGATTGACCTGGCCAAACAGAAACCAGAATACAATCTGTTATCTTTTAATGTTGGTGACACAATCCACTTATTCGATGAGGCTACCCAGATCCAGGACACCCAGCGGATCGTAAAAATGACGGAGTATCCACAGGATCCGTCAAAAAACACCTGTGAGCTGGCCAACATGGCTCTGACATTTGAGGAACTGCGACAGAAAGAGCAGGAGGCAGCAGACATTATCAATGCAGTAGTATCCCCAGACGGAAAAATCAAGGTGTCAGATATCCTGCATTTTGATGATGGCGTGGCCGGGAGCAAATCCTTTACGGATTTAAAAAATGAAGTAAATGGCATCGGTCTGACCGTGGGCAAGATCACAACCAACTATTTAAAAGTGGAAGACGCAAAGGTCCTGTATGCAACCATTGAGAATCTGAAGACTACAAATGCCAATGTAAAGGAACTCTCTGCCAAGTATGCCAAGTTTGAGAGCACAGTCACAGAAAAACTGGCGGCAAACACTGCAGCTATAAAGAACCTGAACACCGGGAAAGCAAATATTGACTTTGCCAATGTGACGGTAGCAACTATTAAGCAGGGCTTCCTAAAAAGCTTGATGGTCTCTCAGGGACTTCTGGCAGATAAGGTGATATCCCCGGAGGTCACAGTTACAAACGTCCTGACAGGCGTAAATGTGTACGCCAATGATATCACTGCCGGAACATTATCCGTGGAGCGCTTGGAGATCCGCGGATCAGAAAACAGTATTGTATATGCTCTTAACAATATCACCGGAGCACTGCAGGCAAAAAGTGTTGATACCCTTAACGGCGAGATACTAACTAAGAAGACAGTTACAGCTGATAAGATTGTAGCCAACAGCATCACAGCTAACGAGATTGCATCCAAAACCATTACAGCCAACGAGATTGCATCAGACACTATTACAGGCAATGAGATCAAGGCAAAGGCAATCACAGCAGCCAAGATTGACGTTACAGATCTGTTTGCACAGGACATTACTGCAACCGGATCCATCCGGGGCGCAAAGCTGTATGGCGCAAAAGGTGAGATCATTGCCGGAGATATAGGTGGATGGAAGATTGCCAATAATGCGCTGTATGCAACTACAGAGTATTCACCAACTGAATATTATCAGACAATCCTGCAAAATCCCAAAGTCAGTTATTTTTTGAGTGGCGTGACAGTTACGGCAACAGGCGGAACTGTCATATCACAAAAAGATGACACGATCCAAATAAAGGCAACAGGAACTGGAAATATAAACATTCGTTTTATCGGGAAAATTCCAAAAGGCAACTACAAACTAGAAATAGAATCTGGGTATCGGACACCCGAAAAATATGACGATTCCTTTTCCGGAAGTTACAGTTACCAAGCCGATGATGGATCGGGGATGGCCAGTGAAATAAATAATGATTTTATTTTTACGGATCCGATAGGTGGGAACATGCCGCTTGATTACGACATTACCCAGGATGACAATGCAATAGGCGAGAGTACGATTGATCTCACCTACACAATGCCAACACCAGAGGCAGGAAAAACGTACAGAATAAGGTTTTGTGCAAGCTACGAGGACGGCACATCAGCCGCAATACCTGTTCAGACGGTATATGGTGTCCCGGCTGACTATGCTTTTGCAATCCGGCATTGTAATGGAAATGACACAGAGTTCTCATATTATGTCACAAGAGATGGAAAACTAAAGACCATATCCCTGGAAGCAGAAACGGCGTCAATTAGTGGTTCCACATTGATTATGTCCGCATTTGCTCAGACAAGTGCATCAGTCACATCATTTGAGGGCCTGACGATCTCAAGTGCATCAGCACAAGGGGAAGCCTACCCTGGGATCAACTTTGTGACATCCGACAATATGTCAAGACAGCTGATCTACAACAGCATAGAAGACAGGTTCTCCATGGTAAGCGGATCCACGGTCAAAGATTTAGCCTATAAAGCTGAAGTTGATCAATTAAACATGAATAATATTGGCAATGGACAGATGATTTACACACCATTCACTTTGTATGGTGATTATTACTGGGTCAGTAGCCCAATCCCTTGTGATCAGGCGAACAAGAGGACTATTGCATTGGCAGACAATGTTAAAAACCTATCGGGTGATATAAACAGTGCAATTTCTTCCGGACTTTTTACGATAATGAAAACCAAAGATGCCTTCTACCTGATAACAAACGACACGGCTGTAGCAGGATATATCTTTGGTACCTTGCATCCTAACCGGATGTGGCTAGTAACGTATAACGTAAACTGAATCAAACCGCGATGGCAGTTATTGATACTAATGGAGTTATACAACTAAAATCATCAACCCCAAATACTGTATATACATGGATTAATTGTTCTTATGATATTGACTAATCTGATAAATTTACCTTTTTATAATATACAACTCCGTCAATATAGATCTCTAGCTGTAATTGCCATGGTAATGTATTATAAAGTATTTTCATATTTAATATTTTAACGTTGACAGTCTGATCTATATTATTAGGGATCAAATCAATTTGCACCCCGTCAATATTAATATATGGGAAAATTCGTGCACTTATAGCAGATATAGCAGATAAGCCGATTTCGCATGCATGTCCAGATTGGACACTTGCTTTCTTCATGTTTTGTTGATTTATAGACCGCTTTTTGCAACTTATAATGGTTGTGGGAGGTGGTCTATATGGATATAAGAGATACAATAATCAATAACGTGCTACAAGCAGTGCAGCCATTACTAGACAGCCAGCAACTACAGGCTGTACAGGATGCGCTCTGCATCCAACTTGGCAACTACGAGGTGCAGGAAAGACACACGGAAATAGCTGTAACAGACAATACGCCAGATGCAATGCTGGCAAGATATGTTGCTACAAAGAGAGTGGAGGGCAAGGCGGAATCTACTATCAAGCGGTATCGTGATATCTGTTATATGATGATACATACTATACGTAAGCCATTGCGGGAGATTACAACCTATGATCTCAGATTCTATTTGGCGACTTATAAAGAGCGCAGAAAAGTGAGTAACCGTACATTGGATGGTATTCGGAGATGCTTTAGCAGCTTCTTTTCGTGGCTGTCTGCTGAGGGATTAATCTTGAGAAACCCATGTGCTGCATTATCTCAGATTAAATACACAAAAACCGTGAAAAAGCCGTACTCTGCCCCTGAAATGGAGCGTTTGAAACAGGCATGTACATCTATCAGGGATCTTGCATTGATAGATTTTTTATATGCTTCCGGATGCAGGGTATCCGAAGTAGTAAGGCTTAACCGGAATGATATTAATTTCCAGGCGCAGGATGCTGTTGTGCTGGGAAAGGGAAACAAAGAGAGAAAGATCTATCTCACTCCTGTAGCACTTATGCATCTACAAGATTATCTGGCCACACGGACGGATACGGATCCATGCCTATTTGCAAGTTTGAGAGCACCGTATAAGCGCCTATCAAAAGCAGGGATTGAGAGGGCACTAAAACAATTAGGGAAGCGTGCCAGAGTTACAAACGTACATCCTCACAGGTACAGGAGGACACTGGCAACCAATCTGTTAGATCGGGGAGCCAACATACAAGATGTGGCAGCAGTCCTTGGCCATGCAGATCTAAAGACTACTCAAGTATATTGCTATATCAGCCAGAGTAATGTGAGAGCATCGTACAATAAGTACGCCGCATAATATACAGATTGCAATTTTTTACTCCGGGGAGTACTCCGGAGCTGTTGCTATGCCCCGAAACATAAAATCATAAAAAATAGTTTTTGCACCAAAAATCGACAAAACATGAAAATTGCATATAAGAGATGGTGTGACAAAAATGGACTAACAAACATTATAGACAAGGCAAATGAGGGTATTTCTTTTTGGTCAGCCAATCCGGGCGATAAACCGGCCGTAGGCATGCCCAGCGGATTTTCAGAATATGGTACATATATCATTTTTAAAGGTAGCGAATATCCAGTTTTGCTTTACGTTTCAGTATTTGGTGAAATGGCTGCATGGGGAACAAATAACGGTGCTTGGAAAATTCTCGGCTGATCGTTGTTAGTGCAATTACGCATACAGGCGTATGGCATACCTTCTTTGCTGAGGGTTTGCAGGATATACTATTTTTATAATATCATTCGCTTTAACTGGGAAAGCATGTGTAAAAGACGTTTTTGCGTCATTATCTCCGACGTTTTGCTCCATAAACAACATAGTGCCATTAATCCATATTCCTGTTGTGGTCCAATATTTAAACCCTTCGACAACACACCATCCATTTTGTGAGGCTGTTAACTGCAATGTATCACCTGCAACATTAGATCCACTGACACTATTGACCTGATTCCATTGTGGATACATCTTCATGTTTTGCTGATTTGCCATGTGAGCGCCTGAACATCGGGCTTTGACATGACACTAATCACCCAACCGCCAAAGAAAGGAGAAAATCGCATGAATGAACCCAGAGCAAGACCTCAAACCAAAACAATTACAATATATTGCGCCGGCGCAAAAGGAGAACGAACATGGAAATTATAAATTATATACAGTCACACTGGGTAGAGTGGCTGTTTGCGATCATCATCGCCCTTTTGACTGCCGGATACAAAAACGTGTCCGGCAGATTGAAAGAAGAGCAGAAGAAAAACAATGCAATCGCAGAGGGCGTGCAGTCGCTCCTAAGAGAGAGCATTGTAGATAATTACAACAAATATACGGACAAAAATTTTTGCCCGATATATGCAAAAGAATCTATCAAAAAAGTATACAGTGCATATCATAACTTAGGCGGCAACGATGTTGCCACAGAGTTGTATCACAAGATCCTGGCAATGACAGAAGAACGGAAGGAGAACGAAAATGGATATTAATGCAATGATGCAGTATGTAACCTATGGACTGGCGCTGATCGGAGCGCTTGCATTCTTGGTGTCAATTGTGGTTCAGGTAATTAAAGAGATGCCGGGGCTTAATAAGATCCCGACTAGCATTGTGACGCTGGTCACATCACTGATCCTGTGCCCGGTGGCGCTGATCATCTTATGTACATACTATAAGATGGTGATCACCTGGTATTATGTCTTTGCTTCTTTCCTGGCTGCATTTGTAGTTTATTTAGTGGCAACAGGCGGCTGGGAAAAGGTAAAGAGCATCTGGGATAGGACAAAATACAAAGATTCTGAGGGCGAGTAATCGTCCTCTTTTTTATTGGAGGGAACAATTATGAAAATCATTAAATCTATCCTTACAAAAAATCCCTGCTATACAGCAGGACGAAAAATTACGGTCAAAGGCCTGATGCTCCATTCCGTTGGGTGTGCCCAGCCATCTGCACAGGTCTTTGTGCGGATATGGAACAGACCGTCTTATGGCGCTGCCTGTGTCCACGGGTTCATTGATGGGAATGATGGAACCATCTATCAGACATTACCCTGGAATCACAGGGGCTGGCATTGCGGATCCGGCCGGAACGGATCCGGAAACAATACACATATCGGTGTAGAGATGTGTGAGCCTGCAACGATCCGATATACAGGCGGCGGTACGTTTACCTGCTCCAATTTGGCAGATGCAAGAGCCTGTGCAAGACGTACATACAATGCTGCTGTGGAGCTGTTTGCTTATCTTTGCAAAGAGTATGGTCTCAACCCGATGAAAGACGGTGTGATCCTATCCCATGCAGAAGGTAATGCAAGGGGGATCGCAACCAACCACGGAGACCCGGAACATTTGTGGAGAGGACTGGCATTGCCATACACCATGAATACTTTTCGGAAGGCTGTCAAGCTGAAAATGGAAGGGAAAACCGGAACCGTGCAGGAACCTGCAAAAGCCGATACGGATCAGAAAACTGACACCCAGAAACCGACTGCAAAGAAATTTTACCGGGTGCGGAAATCCTGGGGAGATGCTGCAAGTCAGTTAGGTGCGTTTAAAAACCTGGAGTTGGCCAAGAAACGGGCGGATCAGTCCAAGGGCTATAAGGTTTTTGATTCCAACGGTAAGCAGGTATACCCAAAGACAGAAACCACAAGCACCACTAAAAAGAAATCTGTAACCGCACTGGCCAAAGAGGTGATTGCCGGCAAGTGGGGAGTGGGCGAAGACCGGAAAAAGAAGCTGACGGCAGCAGGATATGATTATGCAGCTGTACAGAAAAAAGTGAATGAAATATTGAAATAATACAAAAAAACAGCCGTGGCACCCTCTAAGCGCACACGACCGTTCTCTATATCAGAAAATCTCCCATCTGATAGCTGCATTATAGCAGACCCAGAGATATTCTTCAATTATTTTTTATATCCTCCTTAACAGCTCTTTCGAGAAGCTGCTTTACGTATTCGGGGCATTTATTCACACCTCTTTCCCAGTTTTCCACGGTGCGTACAGGGATGCCGTATCGTCTCGAAAAAGCGGCTCGAGAATCGCCAATTAATTCTCGCATTTCAGAAACCTTCATCTTTATTCCTCCTTTAAATAGTACCTATGCCCCTTTCTGTCCTTGTCCAGTGCAAAGAAACAAGGATTTTCATTTCCCTGCAGGACTTCGTTTATTTCATAATCCCATCCCCAGGGAGCTTTTACCATTAGCTTGCCCATGGCATTCTCAAATGGCTCCCATCCTTCTGGCGTTTCGACGGTAAGCTCTTCCCAACAGTCAGCCGTGCTATCTGGGCCACCGAAAGTGTATTTTTTCCTTTTCTCCGCTCCAAGAGTTCCGTAATTACAATAGATTTTAATTTTCATTATGTTTTCCTCCTTATTTATTATAAAACCCGATATCTTACGATGCTCTCAACATCTTCGGGTTTTCCGAACCAATATTTTTCATACGGGTTCCATTTAAGGCCGAAGTCTTTGAGGGTCTTCCTGCAATGGAATGTATCACCAGATACAATTCCATCACCAAGGTTGAACAATACTTCGCAGCCATCAAGGTAAGCATTGAAGTATTTTCCGAGCTTTGCAAGCTTGAGATTTTCTTTTGCTTTTCCCCATGCTCTTTTAAGAGCTGTGGAAATTGTGCATTTGCACTGACGTACAATTCTCCAAGCGTTTCTCATGATTTCTGACTTGTTATACTTCATAGTGCTTACCTCCTGAATGTTTTTATTTCCTCTTTCTGATATTATAATACCACCGAATCGGTGGAATATCAAGAGAAATAACAACATTTTTTATATATTTTCTCTTTTTTATAATGCGTCCTGATGGACGCACAACGAAAAAAGGAAAGTCACAGCGAAATAGAAAGGGTCTCGCCATCCCAGGAACACCCCCTAATTACTTCTTTGACAATCATGTTCTTTTCAGTTGCAGAAAAAGAATCGAAATCTGAAATCAGACGATTAATTTCAGAAACTTTTAAAAGCAAATTCTGCTTCTGGCTGGACTGCTTCCTTTCCTGGGCAAGCGCCAGGTTATGCTCACGTCTTAGACCTTGGATCTCAAGATCCAGTCTCTCTAATTCTTTTAATATGTATTTTTGTGCCGTGGATCCATCAGACAACGCAAGAGAGGACACAAGCCGATCTATACGGCTCTGACATGCCCTGATCTTTAGGGCGATTGCTTTTGGATCCTGTTTTGACGATATGTCTGTATCCTGCTCTGCATATTTCTCGATCATTGAGGGATCCCGGTGGATCTCTCGGAGTACGTCCAAGACTTTCTGGTCAAGGACCTCACACTTGACCTGTGAGCGGTCGCAGGCTTCTTTTCCCTGCCTCATATGTTTAAGACAGTAATACCAGGAAGATACGCCATCTTTCTTTTTTTTATAGGACGTCCTCATAATGGACCCGCAAGAGCAGCGGAGCACACCTTTGAGCAGTGGTGGCTCATATTTTGTTGTCTTGTCAAATTTGTTTTTTGCAAACCTTGCCTGGACTTCCAACCATCTGCCGGCTGGTATAAACGGCTCATGAGAGCCTACGCACACAAGCCACTTTTCAGGGGGCTGCAGCTGATGCTTTTTATTCCGTTCTGTCGATCTGCCATAGATCATAACTCCATGCTTACCGTCCCACTCATCACGAGGAGTGACCATCTGGCAGCCTTTAGCCTCATAAAAATCATATATCTCAGGCGTGGCCTGGACACAATATGGAGAGGTTAAGATCTTATGCAGCTGCGTGGTCGAAAAAAACGCTCCTCTGCGTGTCCTGATTCCCTGATTTTTAAAAGCCGTTTCCATACTTTGCAGGGAATAATTGTTATTCAAAAATGTGTCAAATATCCAGGTTACATACTTAGCACCTTCCGGATCGATGGCAATAGAGCAATGTTTCTTTCCATTGATCTCAATGCGTGTCCGGACATATCCATCTGGCGGATTACCACCTACCCAGTAGCCTTTTTTGGCCAGACCGGTCATATTGTCGGCCACTCTGGTTGCAATGGTCTCACGCTCCATCTGAGCAAAGACCACTGTGACATACATCATAGCCCGTCCGATCGGCGTAGATGTATCAATATTTTCTTTGATGGAGATAAATTTCACCTGATGTTCTTCCAGGATTGCGTAGATATTAGCAAAATCCCGGACGTCCCTGGAAAGACGATCCAGCTGGTACACGATCAGGACATCACAGTTCCCGGCGGAAATATCGGCCATAAGTCTTTGCAGATCGGGGCGGTTGGTGTTTGCACCGGTAAAAGCTTCATCCTGATACTCAAAAAATGAAAACGCCTGTCCAGAAAATTTCATCTCCACATAATCCCGACACATCCGAAATTGATTATCTATAGAATCGGAATGGTCAGAGTATATGGACTTTCGGCCATAACAGCATATATTCATAGCGAACTCCCCTTACTGCACAACTGTAAAAGAAAAAGTAGGTATACTATCCCTTGTCTCAACAACCAGCTTTCCTTGCGAGATCACATCCATGCCAATGATCAGATCCGCCGCAAAAGCAGATAATGAAAAGCACCAGACCTCAACATTATGAAAAATAATATCACCCGGAAGTTCCAGCGTGGCAAGAAAAATATCTGAAGAATCGGAACTGATTGCGCCGATAGCAGTACCTGTTTCGGCAGGAGAAGAGCTAAACTGACTACGAAGCCTGTCGGAGAATGCTGTCACAGTAGCTCCTGTGTCCCAGATTGCTCTATCGGTAGAAATGGTCTTACCATCAATTGTAATCTTGGCAGAGCAATAAAGAAGAGGTTTACTGGTATCGTATGAGAGCGTAAAGGTTTTACTGCGCTTTTGGATCACAGGCCGACAAGGAACATCGGGGGCAAATAAACCTATAGTACCAATTTTTCCAGATAAATTTTTAATCATGGCGAATCTCCTTTCTGTTTTCTGATATTACTATTTGCTGACTATAAATATATTATATCATGCACAACTACATTATAATAACGTCTGTGTCCAGTCCCTCTATGAGGAGGAAAATATGAAAAAGAAATATGTACATTTTAAGCGAAGAGACATATACGCAGCGTATTTTAGAGACAACAAAACCATTTACTATAATCTGAATTTTGATTTTGCTGAAACAAAAATTATACTAATTAGATAATTCAACCAGAGGAGGGACTGGACTGTTATCCAATCCGACCTTCTGTGTTCTCATGATGCTCTATTTCTTTTTCCTCAAAGTCGACTGAAGAACTGGAAAAATCTGAATATCTTGGCGAAAATTTCACCTCATCTTCCATTTGCTGATTTGAAAGAAGATTTCTGGTGTACGCAAGCATTCTGTTTTGATTTTCCTTGTTTAGTAATCTGTAGGAAGCAATTAGATCTATTTCAATATCCGTGTAATTGCTTCTTTCTTCAGTAAGCTGAACAGGTTGCTCTCCATCTATCATTTTTAACAAGGTATCCAATTCCAGCCCCATTCCAGATGCAATTTTAACAATTGATGGAAGAGTTGGGGAAATAGGCTTGTTATTCCTGGGATTGATGTTGTTTTCCAACATTGAAATGTATCCTTTACTCAATGAGCACGCCTGTGCAAATTCTGCCAGTGACATGTTGTTTGATTCACGGTATTTTTTTACGATATCTCCTAATGTCATCGTTACTCTCATTTTATTCTGTTTAATATATTGTACGACATGTTGAAAAAATAGTCAAGAAATTGTTTAACATACTTGACAGAATACACGCAGGGTGATAAGATACAAATAGTTCAACATGATGAACAGAAAGAGAGGTCAAAAATGGGATATAAAAAAGAGAGGTCAAAAATGGGATATAAAATTAAAGAGTGTCGCGATGAAAAAAACATGACACAACAGGAGCTGTCCGAAAAAAGTGGTGTATCTCGTACCATTATCTCAGGGCTTGAGAGTGGTACAATTACAACCACAACAACAGGAACATTGCTTAAAATCGCAAATGCACTTAATAAAAAGGTGTCGGAGATATTTTTTTAAGCAATAGTTCAACATGTTAAACAAAGGAAAGAAAGGAGGACGGAAATGAAAAAACAAAAACTTGAAGTGATTGTGATCACAGGCCACGAATTAACAAAAGAAGAGCGAAAGAACTACAAACGGGATCACCCGGGGTATCGCCTGGCTTTTTGGCTTAGATACCCGGACTTCCCATTATATCTTGGAGGTGCAGCCGTTGTGCTCAGCGTGATAACGCTATTATTGAAACTACAAGTGATATAAGCGCTATTACAACAGAAATCCACCATTTGTGAAAAGCAGATACAAAAGTATACAATTGAGCTTCACCGGCTTGTGTAATTGAATACTGCGTGAAATTCAGTTGCTCCTTATTAACATCAACATCGAAGGAAACCTTAAGAAATCACATTTCACACAGATAATCGCAGATAGCTTCTTCATTGAGAGATAGAGAATCTGTCAAAATCGGCGCGCTTTTGGCATGGCGAAGCATCTTAAATTGCTGGAAACTAATATCAACCATACACGAACCCTCCATTCTTTATACCCAGATACAGCGACATCTATAAGAAAAGAATAGGAGAATTTATAAACAAAGTCAAGAAAGAAGGAGAGAAAAATGACAATCAAAGATCTTTTTAAACAATACCCAGCAAAAGCAATCTGCTGGGTAAGCACTTGCGACTGGCTTGCAGGCGGAACCATCATCAGAGACTTGTGCTCTAAGAGTGAGGAAAACTTAGGGGTTAAATCTTATAAGTATCATGGAGACTACATCCATGCCGTACTTGAACCATAGGGGGGTGCAGCAGATGAAAAAGAAAATTTCAGTAGTTGCTGCTATCGGTGCGTCCACAATGGCTTTGACCGGATGTCAGGCCGCAACAAAGAACTTGGGTGGAAATACAACAATAACGCTCGAGCCTGGCCAAAAACTGGAAGAGATCACCTGGAAAGATGATGACCTGTGGTATCTCACCAGGCCAATGGCAGAAGAAGATATTGCAGAAACACATACATTCCAGCAGTCATCTAACTGGGGCGTACTTGAAGGAACCGTAACCATTGTCGAACAGTTAAAGGGAGAAGTATGAAGAAAACTATTAAAAGAGGAATTGTAATTACGATCGCACTAATGTGCGGAACCCTTACAGGGTGTTCGTCTTGCAACAGAATGAAAAAATCGTTTTCCAGCGATATGGGCGGAGGCTTAAAGAGAAAAGTCACCGTATACGACTACGAAGGAAAAGAAATCAAATCATGGTCCGGGAAGTTCGATGTTTCAAGTTCTGAAACAGAAGTTTACTTTGACGATTCCGACAACAAAAGAATAATCATTCACGGCGGGATTGTTATAAACGAAGAAAAATAAGCTGGAGGAAAAATAAATGGACGGCTTCAGTAGTGAGATCGGCAGGTTCCTGGATTTCCTGCGATCTTGTGAAGAGGTAAACCGCCAGGCGGCGATTACGGAGATCGACATGGACAACAGAACCCAGGACATCCTGCACCACATGGAGCTGGCTGAAAACAGCCAGTACGACTACATATGTCAAGGGTTCACCTTGAAAGACATAAGACAGAAACGCCGCCGGGCGAAAGACCAGAAAGATATCACGCAGCCCATATGTGCGTGGTATCACGAAAACAAAAAGACCATCCAGGAACTTGAGAAGCTTCTGGGGACTGTCCGCAAAGCAGAAAAGCGAACGGAAAACCGGTATTACAACCACCGGACAAATATTATGGAAGGAATCCTGAAGGAGGAAGGACAATGAAAGAAAAGAAAGAAATAAAAGTGAAAGTCACATACTCAGAAGGCTATGAACAGAGGTTCACAGCTGCACTTCTAAAACAGATTGCAAGAAGAGAAAGAGAGCAGAGGACACAGGAGCAGAAGTATCCTGCATAAAAGGAGACAAGCCATGAAGCAAATGACAAAAGACACCATCACAGCCGCCGTGATAGGTACGCTGGCCACTTACCTGCCATTCTGGCAGTGGGACGGCACACAGGTAATGGGAGCAGTTGCACTAAGTGTAGTCACCTGGATTATCCTGGTGGCAATGGAACCGGAAAAGAAGAATGACCATTTTCGTGATACCACGAAAATGCACGGGTGAAATGAAGAAATGAAAATGACAAAAGAGGAAAAAGAAAAGGAACAGATATGGATCATAAGATTTGCAGACCATTCTCTCATGAGCCACTACGGAACGAAAAGTGAAGCAGAGACTGTAGCAAAAAGATTACGAGCTCTGCGAGGTGAGTACATTATTGCATAAAAAAGAACCGTGTATTAGGAGTACACGGTTCTGCGGTGATTTCTGCACCTGGATAAAACATCTATAAATAATATACCATCCAGGGCGGAAAAAGTCAAGAAAACAGGGAAAAAATCCCTGTTTTAGCACTTGATAAAGATATTAAAGTTAGGACCTGGAAGATATGGGAACAATAAGAAAAGGGTATCGCCTGAGGGGTGGGGACGTATGGGACATCCTGGAATATCATGATGGGAAATATGGAGCCAAGGGAAAGAAAAGGCTTCCAAAGAAAAAGCCAACCAAAGAGGATATGCAAAAGGTAAATGCTTGGCACAAGGCAAGGATGACAAGGCTGCGGATGATCCAATATTTTGGCCCGGGGGATTTATGGGTGGATCTCACATACAAACTAAAGAACCGGCCTCCCGACATGAAGACTGCAGTAGGACAGGTTGGAAAGATGCTCCGAAAGGTAAGGAGAGAATACAAAAAACAGGGAAGGGAGCTTTTCTGGATCCGGAATATAGAACTGGGGACAAAGGGAGGGTGGCACATCCACTTAATCATAAACGAAATAGGGAATAGCCTGAGCATTCTGCAAAAGGCGTGGGAGCATGGACATGTGAGCGCGATTACAATCAAGAACAGCGAGTATTACGATGAAGACTTTTCCAGGCTTTCAAGTTACATCACTAAAGACCAGAACACACAGGAACTCAAAAAAGATGGTACGCCAGCAAAACCCAGAATCAAAGAAACCAGCTACAGCCATTCCAGGAACATGCCGCTTCCAGAACCAAAAAAGAAAAAACTGGTTCGATGGAAGAAAGAAATAAAACCCAAAAAAGGCTATTATATGGCAGCCTTTTACGAGGGGATCAATCCGAAAACAGGATACAAATACCGCCGGTATACCATGATCCGGCTAAACAGGAGGATTTAAAGATGCAGCAGGTTGACATCTTTCTGGTCATATACGCTAGAGGGCAGGGAAAAATCCGAAAAGGAAAGTACAAATACATCATGATCTGCAGAGGAGAAAACCGGACAACGACGGAAGAGGTCAGAAACACAACCGGACACCGGCTGGTTATTCAGTGCCTGGTCGCAGCACTTGAAAGAATGCGTAGGCCGGCCATGCTGACAATACACACCGACTGCATGTATCTGATCAACGGATTCAGAAACTTATCAGGCTGGAAGGAAAGAGGCTGGAAACGGACAAACAACCAAGAACTAAGAAATGCAGATCTATGGCAGGAGGTAGACAGACTGACAAGCCCTCACGCCGTAAGATTTCGGGAAGAATACATGAAAGTATACGAAGATTAGGAGAGAAAAAATGTTCGAGAAATTTGGGGAAATGGATTCATACACGGAAATCAATGAACTTGCAGAAAATCTCTGCAATGAAGAAGATTTTGACAGCCTGGAAGAAATGGCAAAGGAAAACGGGATTCCAGGAGAATATGTAGAAATGTACAAAGAGGGGGTAATCCCGTATCTGTGCGACCCTGCAACTGCCGCAATTGGAAAAATTGAAATTGAATGCACAGAACTGAAACCCAAAGGCTTGATGCTGGACTGGGTGGAATACATTAAAGGCTGCTGTATGGAAGACACGGCAATCGCCTACAGAGTAAGGGGAAAAAACAGAAACCTGAAAGGATGCATTGCAGAACTTCTGAAGTATTCATTTAAAAATCAGGTTCCTGTAAACAAAGAAATTGTAAAAGCTGCAGGAGCAAATGCCGGAAAGGTAACATTTGGAGTTCCTGGAATGGCACAAGCTAAAGAAATAATCAGAAGTTATTATCTTGGGAGGCGGCCAGAATGAAAAGAAATGCATTGCTGATCAACATTAGGGAGCAGACACCGCCAAGAAAAACAAGTGAATTAGTGGTTGCCACTAGCCAGGTTGCAAACTATGAGGGACAGCAGTATCTAAACATAGACCTATTCTGGCGAGGAGAGCTAAAGGCAAGATATTTTGCTGACGGAATAACATTTGCAAGCTGCATCAACGGATCCTGGAAAACATGCAAACTGGAAAATCTGGCCAGGATCTGCATGAACAAGGGAGCACTTAAGGGCGGAGAGATGTACTATTATCAAACCTGCTGGGAATGGAATTCCCAGCAAGACCGGATTACAGCACGAGAGTATCTTGGTTCGCCAATCGATATGTATGAAAACAATATAAACGGCGACAAGTACATGAACGCAATTAAGCGAAAAGAAAAGCGGATCGCAGAAATGATGGATAAAGTACCAACACTCCCAGAAGGCTTAGAAGGCTGGCTGAAAAAGACAGTGTTTCCAGGGAATTATCTTTTAGTGACCAAAAAGAAAAAACGGACCGACTATTTTTGTACAGCCTGTCAAACATCATCATGGAGAAAAAACGGGTGGTACCATGGAGAACAAACAGTATGCCCAAAATGCGGGCAGGAAGTGACAGTAAACAGCCGAACAAAGCAAATCCAAAAGAGAGAGCCGGTACTTGTTTTACAAGTTATGGACAAGTATAACTGGATGGAGCGCCAGCTAAGAACCAGATGCACATGGGGAGCCGATGGAAAAGAGATTGAAATCTTTGAGGATATCCGTGCAATCATCCCGAGACATAAAACTTGGGGAAAACTATGGTATGGAACATATAAAGAGGCTGACGAATTTGGACAGGACTTCTGGGACAAGAACCAAATAAATAAAAGATTTTATGAATCGTACCTGTATCCGGAAAATCTTAAAGAAACATTACCGTATGGAGACCTGCAGTATAGCGGACTTGATATCATCGCAAACCGCCACCAGAAGATCAATGTGAATACCTTTATCGTAACCTATCAAGACAGAAAATGGGTGGAATATTGGATTAAGGCCGGATTACTGAGGATGACCGCGGATCTGGCAAAGAACTACGGAATGTGGGGCAACCCTAATTATATCCGTGCAAGCGAATCAAATCTTACCAGACACCTTATGATTAACAAAAACCGCCTGCAAAGGCTGAAATCAATGAATGGAAGGCTCTGCACCCTTAGATGGCTCCAATACGAAGAAAAACGGGAAGTCCAGGGGAGCAAAAAGAGGATCACACAAGAAAGCCTGGACTACCTGGAAGAAAAACACATAAGTCCGGAAGAGTGCAAAGAGATCCTAAAGGCAACCGGAAGCGTGAACCGTATGGTGAACTATATGAAAAAGCAAAAGATTTCTCCACACAATCTGATGAACACATGGAATGATTACTTGAGAATGGCAGAAAATGAGGGCATGGACATAACGGACGATATAGTAAGGCTTCCGAAGGATCTAAAAGCCAGACATGATGAATTGGTTGAGAGGATCAATGCAAGGAAAAATGAAAAACAGCTGCAGGAGGCAAGAAAAAAATACAAAAAGAAAGACCAAGAGATCATGGTACATCTTCCGGAAACAAGAAAATATTTTTGGGAAAATGAAGAATACATGATCATCCAGGCCGGAAAATGTGAAGAACTGGTAAGGGAAGGACAGCAGCTCCATCACTGTGTAGGGGCATCTGACTTATACATGGACAGGATGGCAGAAGGTAAAAGCTGGATCCTGTTCCTGAGAAAAAAAGAAGATATCAACACCCCATATTACACTATCGAGATCGATATGGAGAACGACAAGATCAAACAGTGGTATTCCGCATTTGACCGCAAGCCAGACGAAAAAAAGATACAAAAATTGTTAAACGCATTCACAAAGCAAATAACCAAACCAAAGGCCAGAATTTTGGCAGCAGGATAAGGAGAAAAACATGGATTATATTCAATTAACCCTGGATGATTACATCCAGTGCAAGAACGAGATCAAGACAGAACTTGGAGGAATTGTAAAAAGCTTCGTCCGGATCGGCTGGCAATTAAGCCGGATCGACCGATCAGAAGCATACAAAAACGATGGATACAGTTCCATAGCGGAATTTGCCAAAAAAGAATATGGAATGAACCCATCCGGAGTAAGCCGTTTTATAAAAGTTTACGAAAAATACTCAGAGGATGGGGACACACCAGCGCTCAAAGAGCAGTACAAAGAGTTTAAGTTTACACAATTAGTAGAAATGCTGCAGCTTCCGGAAGAAGACAGGCAGATATTCCATCCGGAAGATAAACAGGAAGATATAAGGGAATTACAAAAATTTAACCGGGAAAATGAAAACAATCCCGACCGCCTATTGGACTGGAAGACGGCTGAAAACAAAGAAGAGAAAGTAAAAGCTGCGATCCAGGAACTTTTCAGGGAGAAGCAAGGGCTTTTGAACCAACTATACAGCAGTGAAGCATACCAAAAGGGCGACATCAAAAAGATGGCAGAAATTGTAAACCCTGGGGACAGCATGAGCTACCGGAAGGGAATCGTCTTCCTGATGTTCCACACCAACGAAGTTGTTGTAAAGATATTCGGAGAAAACTCCGAAGTAATTACCTGGGATCAGTTTTTCGGAATTGTCCAGGGAATTTTCGGAGAGGCAGCAGCCGGAAACCGTACTTATGAAAACTATTTTGGAATTGCGCCGGCGCAAAAAGATCAAGAAAAAGCACAAGACATCAAAACAGAACCGGCTTCACAAAATGGTCAAGCAGAGTCAAAACCAAAAGAACCAATTAATGAACTGCAAAAGCAGGAAAAAAATCAAAAAACAGACATAGAAGAGCAGTTGCCGGGACAGGACAGCATAGAAAATCATCCGGAATACATGCCCAAACCTGTAAAAACAGAAGAATATCAGAAAGAACCGGAGGAAACGGACATATCAGAAGAAACAGATCAATCGAAAGAACCAGAAATACTGGGAAAACCGAAAACCAGGAAAGAATACCTGGACAGCCTTACAGCTTACGGTGCCGCTGCATATCTGGCAAGACAATTGCCAGAACACAAAACGGAAATTGGACGATATGTATTCTGGGAAACGTGGATGACTGAAAAAGTAGACGAAAACGGCAATTCCTGGGATTAACAAAGGGTGCTTACTGATTAACATATATCACAATAACCGGCCCCAGCCTGTCAACAGGGGCCGGGGAAAGGGGCAAACTTGATCAGAACATGGATATAGGCCTGAAATTCCCCAAGCTGGGAAAGAAAAAGAAACGCAAAAAACATTCAAACAGCATCCTGAACAGCCAGAAAGGAACCTGCTTTCTTTGCGGAAAGCATATACAGACAGAAGAGCATCATATTTTCGGTGGTGCTAACCGGTCATTATCGGAAGAATACGGCCTGAAAGTCCACCTCTGCATGGAATGCCACAGGACAGGAAAAAATGCGGTGCATAGCAATAAAAACACGATGGATTACCTGCACCGGATCGGACAGGAAGCATTTGAGCGCCGGATCGGCAGCAGGGAAGAGTTTATGGAAATATTCGGGAGGAATTACCTATGGGAGCAATAGGACTGTACGCAGTCTACGACAGGGACGGAACAGAAATATTGGACAATGCAGGAAGTAGCTGAAAAGATCGGATCCAGCAAGGCAAGTGTCTCAAATGCAATAAGCGCCGGCTATTCCGTAAAGAAAAGATACGATGTAGAACGCATTGACACACAGGTCAGCCGGGCGGATCGGGATTTACTTTGTACATTCGATGAGATAAGAAAGAAGATCCTGGCAGCAGGATGATAGGAGGGAAAACACTATGCATCAAAAAGAAGAAAAAACGATAACGGATCAGCCAAAGTATAAAACCTGTAAACACAGTACCGGAAAATATGGACAGACAGCAGTACTCGTACACCCAAGCTGTCCAAGGCTGTCAATGATAAAAGGTATCCTGGTGAGTAGTAAGAAGAGATGCCGGGAGTGTAAGAGCTGGGAGAGGAAAGATGAGTAAATCAGTATTAGTGATGGAAACACCAGAAGATTGTGAATCATGTGTTTTACACGGTGGAATATTCCATTCTTTTTGTAAAATAAATTGTAGATATATCGAAGACTTAAGCGCAAAGCCAGATTGGTGTCCATTGAAGCCACTGCCGAAATATAAATCAATGGAAAAGCCAGGAGAATATGAATACGGCAAGATGCATGGCTGGAATCGGTGTATCGATGAGATTACAGGAGAGGTGAAGTAGATGGAGAGATTGACAGAAAGAGAAAACGATAAACTCATAATGGTAAAACAGGATAATGGAGAGTATATACCTGCTTATTGGGACGAAGATAATTTTAAAGCAATTAAAAAACTTGCAGATTACGAAGATTTAGAAGAACAGGGCTTGCTTGTGAAATTGCTATGCAAGGTTGGAGATACGGTTTATAGAGTGAATGCCGGAGCCAAGCAACCGATTATTCCGATGACTGTTTTAAAAATTCATTTTCTCTGTTACAAAAATGAACGCGTTGTAAGGTTTGACGCAATAGGCAAAGAAGATATGGGAGAAAGTTGCTACCGTTTAGAAGATATTGGAAGAATAGTATTTCTCACCCACGAGGAAGCTGAGAAGAAGTTGGAGGAGATGAAGAATGACTAGACCTGAAATTACAGCAAAGCTATCTTCCATGCTGGAAAAGAAAATAAATCCTCACAATGATCCGCGTATTTATTGGGCGAAAGAAGTGACATTCGATTATTCCACAGATCATGCGGTAAGAGTGGATTATATGCGATTCGTGCCGGTGAATAATAGTATTTCCGGTATAGAAAAAGGCGATTGCTATTGCTATGAAATCAAGTCATCTGTTAAAGACTTTCGCTCCGGTCATGGATTGAATTTTATCGGAGATTATAATTATCTAGTTCTGCCGGGAATAGCACGCGCGCTAATATCCTTAGAAATTCCACTCGATGTAGGGATATATATTCCAGAAGGTAATGAGCTTACATGCATCAAAAAGGCTAGGCGTAGGAACAGGACAAGGCCTGTATCTGAAATACTCTTGATGATGTTCCGGTCTGCGAATAGGGATTATAGAAAAGCAGTAAAACAGTTGGAGGATATTGAAATCACTGATCTTCCGGATGGCGTTTAGAGGAGGAATTAAGATGGCAATATTTCATAAAACATTGCATTATCATGAAGACACAACAGAGAAAAAGGATATTTCACAGGAAGATATAGAGTTTCTGAAGAGATTACAGCTTGAAATGAATACTCAGGACACAACAGGAACAGCGGATCCTCGCTTCTGGGTTATTAAAGGAAGCGAGAGAGTGATTGATAACGAGAATCCAGATGAGCTTGTCTTACAAGTAGATGGAAGCACCGTTACAAGCACAACGAAAGAAACGGTAAAGTATCTCAATGATAATATCCTGTCAGACTGCAATATCGATAGAGAAAACTGCAAAATTGAAACAGGGTATATGTGGGATTTCAAACTGACGTACATGGAAGATGGAGAAGAAGAATATGAGGATTTGTCAACGCAGGAAGTGAACGAATTTCTTGCTAACAATGGATATGACGATGTCATGATAGTTGGTATTTCAATCAGACCATTTATGTACCCGAACACGATGTTTCTTACAGAGAAAGAGGCCAGGGAACATCTGAAGAGAAATCATTATCATTACTCAGAAGACGCACATACATATTGCATGGTTGCGTGGAGATCTCCGGAAGTAGAAAAATTATGGAAGATATTGCGGGAAACAAAATGGGAATGCAAAGACAAGAGTTTCCGTACTGTCAGTGGTGCGGGTAGAAATTAAATTGGGAGGACGCCAATGGAAAATAAAACCTGTAAGACCTGTAAAGACAATGACAATGGTTTATGTGACCGTACAGGACAGCTGATTGACGATGATGATCATTGTGATAGCTGGCACAGTGACTGGCGGGATGCGATGATGAGGACGTTCCTGGGACGGCCAGGAGGGAGCGCAAAATGAGAGAGATTCTTTTTCGCGGGAAGCGGATTGATAATGGCGAATGGATTGAGGAACATTACCTGAGAAAAGAAGTGCATTTTATTTTCCAAACAGATAAACACAATACATGGAGATGCGTGGAGATTGTCCCAGAAACCCTCTGCCAGTTCACAGGACTTTGCGACAAGAATGTTAATAGAATATGGGAAAATGACATCGTTAATTATAACGGAAAATACGCCTCGATAAAATTTGGAATGTATTGCTCGAGTTCTGGCTATGGAAACTATAACCTTGGATTTTATGTTGACTTTCCAGGAGAAACATTATACCGAAAAGAACTTGGGTATTGGCACGAAAAAGTTGAAGTTGTCGGAAACATTTTTGACAATCCAGAATTATTACAGGAGGATGCAGAATGATTGAGATCATCAGAACAGAGCACCAGAAAATCACGGATCAGGAAGTAACGGAAGCCCTGCAAACACTAAAACAGTATTGCAAAGAGCATGAAGATACAGGCCCTGAATGCCAGGGATGCTGTGCACATGTAGTATGTGGCAATTTGGCTCCGATAGATTGGGACCTAGCAGGAAAGGAGGAAGATACGAAATGTTAATCAGAAGCCAGAGAAAAACGCTTTTACTAAATTATAGTAATTCGGCCATAATCGATACAATGGAAATTGATAGAGGTTATATTGTTGCATGTCTGAATTTTAAAGGCGCATATACGCTTGGAAAATATTCACAGGAAGAAAAGGTTATCAAGGTACTGGATATGATTCAAGAAGCATATGCAAATGGTCACATTGATTTTCAGATGCCAGCGGATTCGGAGGTGGAAGTGTGAGAAGTTACACGATAAATCTTCCAAGAGGACTGGAAGTAGATATTTTTGACCTGCCGGAGAATTTTGACAAAGAAGTCAATCGTGTATTTGGAGAATACACACGGGAAACATCAAAAGATTATAGAGATTGCGACAGATTAGGGTTTATTGATTGCTGTGTGAGACACATTAATGGAAATAAAGACGGATACGATGTGGTAGATCAAAAAGTAGAGGACTTTATTACTTCTCAGTGGAGAGAATACGGGCAACTTGATAATAAAGACGATGTATACAGTGCCGATTTTATGGCAGATTGTTATGCAGAGGGTGTACGGAATGCAGTATTATGTTCGCATTTTGGAATTGATGATCATCACATTTACGATCAGATTCAAAAAGTGCTTGTGAGAATTATCAGAGATGTGATGAGCTACGAAGACAAGGAGGCTGAACATGGATAAAGCTACGTTAAGAAAAGCCAAAGAATTGGAAAGCGACATTGAAAGTATTAAACGGATACTAAACGAATATGAGGAAAAACACCATTGGATTCAAGTTGTTTCTCCAAGAATAAGTGACGGACAATCTGGAAGATTCCAGGAAGATCTTGCAGAATGGCTTAAACAGAAAAAAGAAAAATATGAGAAAGAACTAGCAGAACTGTAGGAGGTGGAAGGAATGAGCATGATTGAATATACCGATAAAGATAGTAAAGAAATCGGAGAAGCCATAAGCACGTTAATTCTAAAATGCACAGAGGGAAAAAGCTACGAACTTAACTGCACTGTATCTTACGGAGATAATTTAAAACTTGATTGTCATTTTGATTTCAAGGTACACAAGGAGGACGAAACATGAAAGCCTACAAAGACCCCACAGCTGACCAAGCAATCTCCGAAGCGGACAAGTGGGAGAAAAAGCAGCGTGGTCTGGAATAGCAGCACAAGATCCACAGAGGGGACGCCATTACAATCCGGGTAGCCAGAAGAGAGGGAGTAGACGGGGCGCTGGTGGTCAGGAATGTACAAGCAACCGTCAAAGCATTGTATCCTCATGTGGTGGAGTTAAGACTTCCTGGATGTATAACCAGATCACCAACATACTGGGAACTTGCAAAAATGCGTGTGGGAGGTGGCAGCAGTGGAAGTCAGGATAACCAGGGAGCTCCTGGACAACTACCGAAAAATAAAAAGGGAGATCCCAATTCTTGAATATGAGCTTTGTGAATTATGGCTGACAGACAAAGGCATGGGGAACAGCGTGATCCTAAATGGAAAGAACGGATCCAAGAAGCCGGAGACGGTAGTTGGGTTCGATCAAGAGAAATACAACCGCCGGAAGAGGACGCTGAATCTGAAAAAGGTGCAGGCCGAAGCTGTGGAGAAATGGATTGACGATATCCCAGATGGTCAGACCAGATGTGTGTTCAAGATGTTTTACCGGGATGGGATGTCATGGAATAAGATTGCTGCCAAGACTGGGTTTTCACAGAGCCCGGACTATCCAAGACTTATGATTCGGGATAAATTTTTAAAAGATCAAGACATAAAATAAAAAAAGTTCGTTTTATTCGGATTATTCGTTTTATAATAACAATGAAGCCGAAGGCTCATAAGGCCGGAAGCACACCCCTCACGTAAAGACAGCTGCAGGAAACGCCACGACAGGTACCTCGAAAAAATATTTTAACTTTTTTGAAAATGTCCGGTCATGTCCGCTTTTTATATGTTACTATGTAAACTGGAAAAGGTGAAAACGAAAACACCCATACTAACATACTCTCCTATAAAGAAAGGCATCTGGCAGCAGTCAGGTGTCTTTTTAAGTTACTCTCCTTATGCAATAATCAGCATAGTATTGTCAAAAAAATAAATAAAACTATTGACATATGGTGCACCATATGATATTATATATACATAAGGAGGTGAAATACAGATGAGCAACAGAAACCGGCATAAGACGGAAAATAAAAAGCCCGATATCAACTGGAAGAGCTGGCTACTCGGAGTGATAACGGACTTGATAGTCGGAATCATCTTATTGATTCTCGACAAGCTATTCAGCTAAACAGAGAGGGGCGAAAGCCCTTCTCATAAAAAGAATATAACACAAATGCTCATCTGTGTAAAGAATGTTGTGGAAATTGGGAATATTCTTTATTGCAATTGGACTGGTGAAACTAGCATACTATCTCATCCGGAAATGGAGGGATAACAATGCCAACGGGTAAGCCAAAGCCACAAACAGTAGCATCCAGGAAGTACCAGACAAAAGCGGGCTGGGTGTCAAAGTCTTACAAATTAAAAAGAGAAACGGCAGAAGCATTCGCTGAAGCCTGCAAGAAAGCAGGAGTAAGCGCGGCTGGGCAACTGACAAGCATGATGAATGAGTTCATCAAGAAAGTAAATGAAGAGCATCCGGAATGATCCGGGTGCTTTTTGTATGGAGAAATTAGGAGAATAATTATGCCGATTTATATGAGATGTTCCAGGTGTGGCAAGCGGATCCAGACGGGAACAAAATGCGAATGCTTGAAAGCTTACCGAAAGAAAAGGCATCAGGAGTATGACACAGGAAGCAGGGACAAAAGAAGCAAAGCATTCTACAATAGCGCAGAGTGGGAGCGGACCCGGGCAGCAGTCCTTAATCTGGACGATGGGATAGATGTATATGTCTACATGACCACAGGTAAGATCATGATGGCCGATACAGTCCATCATATTGAGCCGGTCAAGGACAATTGGGACATACGTCTGGATCCAGACAACCTGATGTCACTGAACCATGACACCCATTCAAAAATCGAACAGATGTACAAGAAAGACAAGGCAGGCACGCAAAAGAAACTGCAGGAGATGCTTGAGAGGTATCGGCAGCAGGGGCAGGGGCGGTCAGAAAAGTTTTAAAGGGAAGTCCAAGAC